GCATTAAAGGAAGACAAACTACTAGCATATGAAGTTGAACCATTTCCACTTAAATAATTGTTCCATGCAGTTTGTGGATCCATAGGTGATGTCCAACGATTGAATTTAGAAACGACAGCATCAAATGGATTACTTCCTAATATAATAGGTGTACTTAAATCAGGTGGTGTCATTGGCATTAATTCTGGAGATCTTGCAGTAGCAGGAACATAGACTCTTTGTGATTTGACTAATTTTCCATCTAAATATGCATCTACAATTTGATTATCTACACTGACAATAATATATACCCATTTTTGTATTGGAAAATTATCTGTGATTAAAATGGTTTGTACACTCGAATTACTCATTGTAATATCACATTTTAAGGATGGTGTCATTGTATCCAAGTATACAGATATGTTGTTATTACGACTAAATATTATTTTTTTCACATTATTGTCCCAGGTGTTTACATAAATCCAAATGCCATAAGCATAATTGACGGAGGTTGGACTATTGATTGATGTAATAGGAGGATTTGTTGCTTTTAATGATGCTGTTGTTGTAAGAGAACTTCCACTACCAGAAGTAGAATATGTATATAAAACATAGACTAATATGATTAAAACTATCCCTAAAATAATAAGAGTGATATTCATTTTTTTCTTATAAAATAAGAATATATTTTTTTTGTTCGATGGATTATGCAAAAGTTGGTGGATTTTTTAGAGATAAAATGTTATACATATTCGCGATTTCACTCAATAGTAAAGGCTTTTTATAATATCTTACATTACATATGGCACCATCTAATCCATTGTCTTGACCACAAAGAATTCTATCGGTAGATGAATATTGTATTGGTTGTTGTAATGAATAACTATGAATGAGTTTTCCGTCAATGAATAAATCAACCATGGTGGATGTAGTATTGAATACAAAATAATTCCATTTTTGTGGTGGCAATGAAATATCGTAGTAGTTTTTGTCATCCGCTTTGTCTGTAAAATAAATTCTGTATTTATCGCTTGCTTTTTCATCGGTTGAATTTTTTACATGTGTTATTTTTGGTTTTCCATTACCGTAAGAAAATATGGTCATTTCTTTTGAATAAGCATCATAATTCGTTCCTTGTGGATTTAAATAAATCCACATGGATAATGCAAAATCTTGTCGAAAAGAAGGTTTTTGATAAAGTGCATCTACATTCGTATTTTTCACTTTTACTTGTTCTCCAGTTGCTATTTGACTTTCACTATCTAAAAATCGACTATTCTCTAATAAAACAATACTATTATTGGAAGTAATTTTATTCATGATCATTGGAAAATATAAATACATAAATACGAAAGCCAATTCAGACAAAAGTAATAGATGAATGATGTTCGGAGTCAAATTATATTCATTTTTCAAATATTGCAATAAATCAATGAATAAACAGGGTAGAAAAAAGAGAAATTGAAGTATAAATCCCGGCCAACCAACTTGTCGTTGAATGATATTACTGAATACATAAAACACAATAGCTAAACTAACGATGGCAAACAAAACAAAAAAGATCCAAAAAATATAATTTACAAGAACGACATTTTGCAAAGATAAATTTGTATAAATAAAATAGAATCCAATGCATAAAATCAATATACCGAGAACAATATAGATAAATTTTGGAAAAGAAGAAGAGGATAGAAATATTGTCGTAAAAATCAATATCATAACAACAAACATTATAGATAGTATTGTGCTACTGGAATATTGCAGTGTATTTTTTGTAAAAAGAAATACTAGAATCAATACCGCGATCACCGATAAATAAGACAATAAGTATTTGAAAAAGGTGATTCGGAATACTTGGTCCATTTTGATGGTATTTATGAATTCGGACCATGGTTTTTTGATGTTCTCTAAAATGATTTTTATATTTTCCAATAGGTTTGACATTTTATCTATAATATAAAGATAAAATATTTTTTACACTGTTGTTGAAGGACCTCCGAATGAATGGTCGGCATCTTTGATCCTACAAGTTTTCAATAGTGGTTTTTTTTCCATGACAATCACGGCATAATGCAACTAAATTGTCGATATGATTACTACCTCCATATTCCAATCTTACTTTATGATCAACTTCGAACCACGCAGGTAATTGCATACCACATTCACCACATTTCCAATTTTGACTCGATGCTACATATTTTTTCTTTGTTTCACTTACCGATCGTTTTGTTGCTCTTTTACCAGAATTCAACAATTTGTTCTCAGCAGCCGTCGGTTGCATGGGAATAATCGGATAATTATATCCACCACCCAATTGATCATTCATTATATTTTGTTTTGTTGTAAAATCTAATATTGGTGTTAACATACTGACTGCATTTTTATCTACGGGCAAATATTTTATATAATCATTCGATGCTGTAATTATTTTTTTTGCATAAAACGGATTTTTTTTAATTAACCAATATATCATCAATGCACCAAATGCAACAGCTGCCATTTGATAATATTTTTTCCATGATAATACCAGTTTCATATATTTACCATCCGTATATATGTTTGCCATTATGAATATGGTGATGAAAAATAATATAATTTCAATTCTCATTTATTAAGGTTTCTTTTATTTATTATGAGATATTTCTTTTTGTCAATCAAAATCATAATACATAAAAATGAAAAATAGACAAATCAAAATAATTGCAGCATGAACATAATGTTTTCTCATTTTAATAATTTCTGTAAAATATACCGGTTTTGGTTTATACTCTGCTTGATATCTTTCTAAAGCTAATAATAAAGAGATTTCTTCTTTCCCTAACAATGAATTCAATTTATTATGTATAAAATGAACCCAACGAACAAAAGAATCTTTGCAATCCAAATAAGGAGTGACTGGATAATTGTCTAACATTTGACTAAATTTATTTCCCATTTCTACTTCTGGAATAAATAGCGGCATATTTTGGATTAAATCATAATATTTTCGTTTTGTAATTTCATTTGGATTCTCTGGATAAGTTTCAGCTACAGTATGTAAAAAGAACCAATAATGGGGTCCCCATACAGACGGTTCGAATTTCATGATATACAAATTTGAAATATATTATTCTCATATAAGAATCGCAAAAACAGTATAAATAAATAATGTTATATATTTCAACGAAAAATGAATGAAAATTATTGTAACAATTGTGGAAAACAAGGACATTTATATCATCAATGCAAAATGCCGATAACCAGTATTGGAATTGTTGTATTTCGATATAATAAAAAAAAAGAACTTGAATATTTAATGATACGACGAAAAGATAGTTTAGGTTATATTGATTTTATGCGTGGAAAATATTCCATTTATAATAAAGATTACATTATGAATATGTTTAAACAAATGACAATTGCAGAAAAAGAACAAATAAGAACTCATGATTTTGATATATTATGGTCGAATATTTGGAGTAATGAATCTATATCCAATCAATATAAAGTAGAAGAAATTATATCGCGCGAAAAGTTCAATTCCTTAAAAAGTGGTGTGTTGAATAAAAATGATTTTTATACCCTAGATTCGATTATTGAAAAAAGCAGCGAATATGAATCATGGGATGAAACAGAATGGGGATTTCCAAAAGGGCGTCGTAATTACCAAGAAAAAGATTATGAATGTGCTGTTCGTGAATTTTGCGAAGAAACTGGTTTCAATATAAAGAAATTGAAAAATGTGCAGAATATATTACCATTTGAAGAGATATTTACTGGTTCAAATTATAAATCATATAAACATAAATATTTTTTAGCCTATGTTCATTCGGATGATGTAATCAATATGGATAATTTTGAGCGTTCGGAGGTAAGTAAAATGGAATGGAAGACATTTGAAAATTGTATAAATTCTATACGATCCTATAATTTAGAAAAAAAACGATTGATTACAAATATTCATAATACTTTAACGACTTTTCGCTTATTCTGTTTTTAGGTTTGTTTCACTTCACTTGTTCTTGAAGATCGGTTATTTTTCCAGAATAATATCTATGAATTATATAGATATTATACATGAATTCATATACGAAAAAACGCAATAGAAAATATAAAAAAAGAACGACAAAGAAAATATATGGTGGAAATACCGTAGATGCAAAATATAAAAAAGAACCATTAAAATCGGAAACAGAAGCGATTGCAGTTGAAATGATAAAAATATTGTTATCCGCAAATACAATCGATGAAAAAATAAAAGTGGTTGTAAATAAAAGCGGTTCTGGTTCAAAAGTATACATAGAGGATAAAGTCGTTCAATATCCTATATTGTGTTTTATGTTGGCTGAACTTACTGGTATAGATGACTTTAAAAAAGGTGCGGAAACTGGTGGAGAACGACAATTTCGAGAAATAAAAACGGGTAAATTAAAGAATTTAAATGAGATTTTATATGGGAAAGACGATCGTTTAGGTGTCCTTGGAATACTTGAAAGATACAAGAATGATTATATTCAAAAATATATAACATCTACACCATCTGAAAAACCAATCGATATTTCAAAGGCAATTGAAAATTCTGTAAAAAATGTCTTTGAAATAAACCCCGCGAAAAATATTGATGTGAATACACCGAATCCTATTCTTGAAGAACTTTTTTCAAAACCAACTTCTTCGCAGGAGGTTGTTCCCGAGGTTGTTCCCGAGGTTGTTCCCGAGGTTGTTCCCGAGGTTGTTCCCGAGGTTGTTCCCGAGGTTGTTCCCGAGGTTGTTCCTGAGGTTCTTCCCGAGAAAGAAGAAATACCAATCGTTATTCCTGAAAAAATATATGAAAATGATCCACCTTTACCGGAAGAAAAACCAGAACAAATAAAAATTCTTGCTTTAGATCTTGAGTCAGAAAGAAAAATATACGATTCAAATCGATCGATGGATGAAGATACAAGTTACAACTTTTTATACCCAGAATTAAATGATCCGAATTTCAATATTAAAATAGCACAAAGAAAAGAATTTAATGATACAAAATATGATGGAAATATCTATGATATTAAAGAACAAACCGAAAAACTTTGTCATGCCGATTTTGAATTGATGCCTCATCAATTATTTGTCAAAAATTTTTTATCCTTTCAAACACCCTATAATAGTTTATTATTATATAATGGATTAGGAACAGGAAAATGTCATAAAAAAGATACACCGATTATGATGGCAGATGGTTCGATAAAAATGGTTCAAGATATTCAAGTAGGTGAATATTTAATGGGAGATGATTCAAAACCAAGATGTGTTTTATCATTAGCAAACGGAAGAGATAAAATGTATGAAATTATATCCATGAATGGCGAATCCTATACCGTAAATCAAGAACATATTCTTTGTTTAAATGTAGAAGGATATCCAAAAATAAAATGCACCATCAACAATAATAATCAAAATTATTGTGTTCAATGGATAGAAAACAATACATTCATGTCTAAAAATTTTGATTTTACATATAAAAATCAAGACAACAATGCAAGACAGAAAGCACAACTATTTTTCGAAACCATTCAACATAACGACAATATTATTGAAATAACGGTGAATGATTATTTAAAATTAACAAAAAAACGAAAATCCATATTAAAAGGTTACAAAGTCGCCATTGATTTTCCAGAAAAAGAATTACCGATCGAACCATACCATTTTGGTCGTAAAATATCATGTAATCATCGTATTCCAAATAATTATTTAAAAAATTCAAAAGAGAATCGATTCAAAGTATTGATTGGAATTATGGAACAATACAAAGCAATCTATCTATATAATTCCAATAAAAAAGTCGCAAAATATTGGATTTTTTTTACTACAGAAATATGTAAAAACGAAATTTTTTTAAATGATCTTGTTTATTTAATTCGTAGTTTAGGGTTCTCATGCACAAAAAAATTTGTAAAATCAACAACCTCATTCTCCGATTATTGGAAAATTTCGATTCTAGGAAATGAATCCGATGAAAATCTTTATACAATCAAAGAAGTCAGATATGTGGGTGAAGATGAATATTACGGATTTACTCTCAATGGAAATTGCAGATATTTAATGGGTGATTTTACAGTGACACATAATACATGTAGTGCAATTGGTATAGCAGAAGAGATGCGTGCATATATGAAACAACTCGGTATTACACAAAAAATATTAATTGTATCATCGCCGAATGTAGAAGCCAATTTTCGTTTACAATTATTCGATGAAAGAAAATTAATCGAAGAAAATGGATTATGGACATTAAATACATGTATTGGAAACGATTTATTAAAAGAAATCAATCCGATGAATTTAAAAAATATACCAAAAGACAGAATGATTAGTCAAATCAATTCAATTATTAAAACCTATTATTCATTTAAAGGTTATATTGAATTTGCCAATTACATTACGAAACATACAAGTGTGCCAGAAGGTTCTCATTTTTCTAATACGGAACGCAATAAAATAATAATTCAAAAAATAAAAAAAGTATTTAATAATCGTTTAATTATCATTGATGAAGTGCATAATATTCGTATTTCCGATGATAATAAAGATAAACGAACCGCTTCATATCTTATGGATGTAGCAAAACATGCGGATAATATGCGTCTTTTATTATTGTCTGCAACACCTATGTACAATAGTTATAAAGAAATCATATGGTTAACCAATTTATTAAATATCAATGATAAACGCCCCAAAATTGAAGAAAAACAAGTATTTGATAAATATGGAAATTTTATTCCAGGCGGACAAACAGAAGATGGGCGTATCATAGAAAATGGACGAGAACTTTTACAAAGAAAATTAATAGGTTATGTTTCTTATATTCGTGGTGAAAATCCGTATACTTTTCCTTATCGTATTTATCCGTCCGATTTTGCAGAACCAGAAAATCAAATTCAAAAAAATGTATATCCCAAAATTCAAATGAATAAGAAACCAATTGAAACTCCTATTGAGAACATTCCGATTTTTGTTACAAAAATTGGCGATTATCAACAATTGGTTTACAATTCGATTATGAATAATTTATTAAATAAATCATTTCATCGTACAAGTTATTCTGGAACGGAATATTCTATGCCGACATTTGAGAATATGGAAACTTTTGGATACTCATTATTACAATCACCATTACAAGCATTGAATATTGTCTATCCGAATGAACAATTTACTTCTGCTACTGCTGCTACTACTGCTGCTGCTGAAACCGAAAATATTATTTTGAATATGATTGGTAAAAATGGATTATCAAATATTATGAATTATGTATCTATTGAATCACCCAAACCCATTCGATATGATTTCGAATATAAATCGGATGTTCTCCAAAAATATGGTAGAATATTCCATCCATCCAATTTAATCCATTATAGTAATAAAATATCGAAAATATGTGATTGTGTTCTCAAATCAAAAGGTATTGTTTTAATTTATTCTGAATATATTGATGGCGGTGTAGTTCCAATCGCATTGGCATTAGAAGAATTAGGATTTACAAGATATGGATCCGATCCAATCACAAAATCACTTTTTAAACAACCACCAACTTCACCGATTGATTCGATCAGATTAAAACCAAAAAGTCAAGATACTACAACATTCTTTCCAGCAAAATATGTAATGATTACTGGTGATAAAGCATTTTCTCCCAATAATGCTGCGGATATTAATTATGTTACAAATCCAAATAATAAAAATGGAGAACTTGTCAAAGTCATTTTAATTTCCAAAGCGGGTTCAGAAGGTTTAGATTTTAAAAATATTCGTCAAATACATATTTTAGAACCATGGTATAATATGAACCGTATTGAACAAATTATTGGCCGTGGTGTTCGTAATTTAAGTCATTGTTCTCTACCATTTGAAGAAAGAAATGTCGAAATTTATTTACATGGAACATTACCAATAAATGAGGAAGAACCTGCGGATTTGTATGTATATAGATTGGCAGAAAAGAAAGCCAAACAAATCGGTAAAGTTACAAGATTAATGAAAGAAACCGCGGTTGATTGTATATTACATATTGGACAGAGCAATTTTACAGTGGATCAAATGTTAAAAAATGTGGAAAACCAGAATATTCAAATAAATATTTCGAGTGGTAAAACCATTCCTTATAAAATTGGCGATAAACCATTTACAGATATTTGTGACTATATGGACAATTGTAATTATCAATGTTCTCCAACTTCCGAAATAAATATGGACGATATTATTCAAGATACATATAATGACGATTTTGCAAAAACAAATTATACAATGATAGTAAAACGAATTCGACAATTATTTCGAGAACAATCTTTCTATGATAAAGAATTTTTAATTCAAGAAATAAATCGATGGAAAATATATCCATTGGAACAAATATATTTCACTCTTTCACAATTTATTGATAATAAAAGTGAGTTTTTAATTGATAATTACGGAAGAACCGGATATTTAATAAATAAAGATACATTTTATGCATTTCAACCGATTGAAATTACAAATGAAAATTCATCGATTTTTGAAAGAAGTGTTCCTGTGCAACATAAAGATGAAAGTATATTTTTGACATTACCAAAACAAATCGAATCGGAAGAAATCATTGAAATTCCATTATCTTATGAAGATATTTTAAAAAATATTGAGAACATCTTATTAAAAGTGTTACAAAAAGACCTTATTATAACATCGGGAGATACAGATTGGTATAATCACGCCAATAAAATTATTGAGCATTTAAATACATTCCATCATATTCCTTTAGAAACCATATTGAAATACATCTTATTCCATTACTTGGATTGTTTGGAATTAAAAAATAAAATGATT